TCGGTGTTGGCCTTAGTTTTAGGTATGCAACCTTCAGGCAACCTGTAGCCAATCTGGTCAGCCACATCAATTGCAGCCTCCCATTGCTCAATGCCTTCTAGGTACGCATATAAGCTAATAAGGTCGGAGCCAGCATCATTAGTAGCGAAGTCACCCCATTTACCTGATCGGAGATTGATGCTGAATGATCCAGCCTCTTTGTCCGCACGTAATGGATTAGTTACCTTGTACTCACCAGAGACAGTTTTACCACCAGGCAGCCACTTCTTTACCAATGTTTCAGCATTTGATAAAGCGTAACTAGCAATTTCCGGATATGGAATAGGAACTAAACCAGCCACTATCTAACAACCCGCTTAACACCAGCTTTAAATTCAAGCAACTTAGCAATGACTTCATCCACTTCAATCGATAAAGCATCAAATTCTTTACGAGTGTAGTTACCATCAGCATAGGAAGTTTGAAACGTTGAAGAAACATCGCCAAGCTCTTTCATCGTGCCCATAAATAAATCAAGCAACCCCATGTCGCTTTCGGGAACATTCGGCACCTTCATGAACACACCGCCAGCCTTGGCCGCAAAGTATTCAGCCACATCCTGGTTGCGGTCTGCAAAGTCCACCATCGTTTCAAACTCTTCAATGTTAAGATGGTGCGATTCATTGTTAGGATTAAGCTTGTTTCGTAAGACTACGTCGCCCTTACCCATCAGGTTAGCTAAACCTGCTACCGAGCCTGGAAACTCATGGCCAATTCGATAAGCTAAATATTTAATAGTCAACGTTCATTCTCCCGATTAAAAACGTATTTTTAGTTAATGCTCGATTACATAATTGCTACATACAAACTCAACACGCAAAAAAAGCCCCAAGTAGCGTGGCGCTACAAGGGGCAAGCGGGAGAACAATATGCAAGCAAATACGACTGTTGAACAACACCAGAACAATCAACTGGTAAAACACTGGATGCAAGTGCAAAAACCATTAAGCGGCACTCCGCATATGATCAGGCAATCCATCTTGTGGATGAGGGTAAATATCAGGACGCAACTCGTGTGGCGTAACTTGCCAATTAACAGATTTACACGCCTTGATTACATGGCGCTCTGGGATACCGTTAACCGTTACATTCAACCAATTCCAAACATGCGCTTGTTTAATTGGTTCTTCATCTGTCGCCAGAGCGTCTGCAAGGTTTTGCTGTTTACCACCCAGCAACTCAATTATTTTTTCGAGTTCTTTTTTCATATTGCTGACCATTTTACAAGTGTACTTGTATTCAAGTCAACAAGTTTGATTGTTTGATTTATAACAATCTGAATTGTATTGTGAGAATATTATGACAACATACGCAACTAGACTTAAGCTAGCCAGGAAACATGCAAACTTGACTCAAGCACAACTTACTAATTTGTGCGGGAACGTATTTACTCAGCAAAACCTTTCCAACCTTGAAAAAAGTGAAGGTAAAGGCTCAAAATTCACCATGCAAATTGCCAACGCTTGCGGCGTTAACCCTGATTGGCTAGCAACTGGATTTGGCAACATGGAAGAACAAACACCGATTTTTTCCAGAGAAGTAAATCAAAAATTAGGTGACTATAACGTTAAAGAGGGCAACTCTATTAAGGGTAAATGCCCCGTAATATCTTGGGTGAGGGCTGGCGATTTGTGCGCACCAGAGCATGTATTTAGTTTTAATGACGCTGAGGAATGGCGCGAATGTCCAGTTCCTCACAGCAGCAGCACTTTTGTTTTAGTGGTGATTGGCGATAGCATGTACCCAGAATACATTGAGGGCTGGGACATCTTTGTCGATCCAACAATTCAACCAAACCATAATGATGATGTGATCGCCAGGGATGAAACAGGTAAAGCCACATTCAAGCGGTTACAAATAACGCCTGAAGGCCGATACTTACTTGCACTAAATCCAGACCATCCTGAAAGAAAAATCAAAGTACCAGAAGGCACGACCATATGTGGCGTGGTTATCTATTCAGGTAAAAAGAGAAGATAATTTTCATAGTGATTAAGGGGATATGATGGCACTTGTAAAATGTCACGAATGCGGCACAGAAGTAAGCACAGAGGCTAAAGCCTGCCCAAAATGCGGCGCAAAACCAAAAATAAAACTTTCAGTCATACATTGGATTGGCATATTAGTCACCTTGTTGATTTTATACATTTTTGCCACAAGCCCTAATACCCAGCAAGCCAACAATACTAAATCTGCAGGCGCTGTATCTAACGTCACAGAATTAACTGCCCCAGCAAACACAAGCACTGAAAAACAAATATATCAGACTACATCACGGCAGCTATTTTCAGACTACGAAAAAAACGAAGTCGCCCTGGATGAAAAAATTAAAGACAAGCAAGTAGTCTTACTTGGTGTTATTCAATCCATAGACAAAGATTTTATGGACAACATAGTTATTAACTTAAAAACAAGTAACGAGTTTATGCCATCACATATGCAAATGAATGAATCTGAAAAACCCACCGTACTAAATCGTCAAAAAGAAGATAAGGTTGCAATAACCTGTAAATCAATAAGCAGGGTGATGGGCTCACCATCAGGAAGAGACTGTGTGTTTACCAACCCAATCAAGCCCCTGCCAGATTACAACTAATGTAAAAGCCTAGCAAACCCACACATAAAACCGCCAATTGGCGGTTTTTTTACGACTATTTTCCAAAAACAAACTAGACGTTCAAAAGCAAATATACAAATCAAACACAAAATACAAGCAAACTTGTTGACACAAATACAAGTATGATTGTATATTGCACTCACCTAACGCATGGAGGTGATGATGAAAAAGGATCTACAAGCTAAAAAAGTGTGGGATTCCCTATCTGCTAATGCACGCAGAAAGCTGCTAGCACAGCATGGGCGCGATCAACTGTTGTCTTGTCGTTCTTACCCATATCTACCGCAACAAGTACGCGCAGATATTCAGCCCGGCTTGTTGAAAGACACACCAACACCATCCGCGCCAAAACAACCTAAGCATTACTGGTACCAAGAAATTTAAGGAGAGAGTCATGAGTTTAGCCATTGCCGAAAACACCAACTTACGCACGATTGAAACGCTAATTAGCGAGGCCAGAGCACTTGGTATGCGCGTGGTACACCGCCCAGAGCAAGCCAAAAGCAACGTGATTAACTTAGATTGCGCCAGAGAAAAACTGCGTATGCAAATGTGCGCAAGCGCAGAGGCTTAATCCATGAACAACCACCCACTAGATGACCTTACATCAAGTGATTTCATTTACCAGGTACTTAGAACTGTAGTCGCGGTAGTTGTATTTATGCTCATTGCCTACCAAGCAACACCGCTATTTTTGGAGTTATTACATGAAGCTTACATCGGTCTTTCTTACTGGCTGGCTATTGTCATGGATCACACACGGGCGGCTGATTAAGCGCCTCAAAGACACAAACTACTACATAACAAAACGCCATTACAGCCTAAAAACAGCATGGAAACTATCAGGGAGAACAATATGAGCGCAGCAATCTTAAATGGCAAACAATCATCAATAGAACTTGGACTATCAACATTGAGTTTAGCTACATGGACCAATGCAGGCTCATTTCATGTTAGTTCTGTAATGGCTATATGGACAGGAAATGCGAACTGGAAAGTAAACCTAGACGCAGATAAATCACAAGCACTTATCGATCTACTACACCTGCATATTGCCAACATTAAAGCTAATGAGCTTGAGATTTTGGCACTCCAAACAAAGGTAGCAGCATGACTGATCGTAGATTCTCTGTTGTACAAAAGAATGCAACAGGCGGCAACAGAGCGCAACGCCGCCAAGCAGAACGCAACGCACGACGTGGCATCACTTACGGTGATCGCGTAGTGCCGCTACCTGCCCTATTAGACGAATTTACCGTGCTCGATATTCCGCAGCGCGTATTGAGCCAATTAAAAAACGGCGCTATTGATGCAGCCGCTAATAATGATGGCGATTTAATCCCTGTATTCACAGACAACACTGGCGAACTCACAGAGGTTGTGCCGGCAATGCTTGGATGGGTTGAAACATGGGAAATGATCAGCGAAAGGCTGGATTTAAACTTGCGCCTGCAGACCTTAAAGTACTTATGCGGAGCTCTCAGCTCCGAAGGGCTAATAACACCAGACATGGTGGCAATTGCTCATGAAGAGTTACACGCATGCCGCCTGGCATTCAGAAGTGCTAACAGAAAAGAGATAGTCAGCATTGCAAAGACAGCACAAACCAAAATCTTGCTTGAAGAAAAAACCCTCTCACTAACGCAATAGGAATCATCATGGACAATCAATCACTGGGTCGCCTGATACCTTTATCATCCATCTACCCATCTAACCACAACCCACGCAAACGGTTTAACGAAGCTGATTTACAAGAGCTTGCAGAAAGTATTAAGCAGCACGGGGTAATGCAGCCAATTTTAGTGCGGCCAACCAATGTAGATGAAGTGAAAAATGGTCTCGAGCACTACTTCATTTATGAGATTGTCGCTGGTGAGCGCCGCTGGCGTGCAAGTAAGATTGCTGAGCAAGAGCATATCCCAGCGATTGAACGCGAACTGACTGATTTGGAAACACTGCAGCTGCAGATTATTGAGAACTTGCAACGCTCTGACCTTCACCCACTTGAAGAGGCGCAAGGCTTTAAAGCACTATTAGACAACAAGGATGCTAAAAGCTGGAACGCAGATCAACTCGCCGAGAAAATCGGCAAAAGCCGTAGCTACATCTACGCCAGCCTAAAGCTGTGCGAACTAAGCACCTATGCACAAGATATGTTTTTAGAGGATAAATTTGGCCGTGAAACCGCCCTGCTCATTGCACGCATACCAGGCGCAAAACTGCAGGAGCAAGCAGCAAAAAGCATCATCAGCAGCGAGCTAAGTTATCGCAAAGCAAAGGACTTTATACGCCAAAATTTCACGCTAGATTTAAACAAAGCACCGTGGGATAAAATCAGCATTACACTCTACCCGCCAGCTGGCAGCTGCTTAAGCTGCCCAAAACGCACCGGTAATTACCCTGAGCTATTTGCAGACATTGAAAGTCCAGACGTCTGCACAGATACCGCATGCTATTCAGCAAAAAAGACGGCTTATGCCAAAGAGTTAATTGCCTCTAATCCGCGCGTGATTCATGGTGATGAAGCTAAGGAAATTGCCCCTTATGGTGCGGATAATTACATCACTAATGGGTATGTGTCTAACTTAAACTACATCGGCTCACTGCATGGCCATGACGCAGCATCACTTCTAGGCGATGACAAGCCAGAGCCATTCATCCTGATTGATAAAAATAACGAGTCACGCCAAGTTTACAAGGAGGATGAAGTTAAATCACTAATGAAACTAAAGCTTGAAGAAAAAATAGCTTCAGGTGAAATCGTTATCAAGCCTAAAGAAAAAACAGAGTACGAATTGGCGCGTGAAGCCAAAGAGTTAAAGCAGTCTGCAGAAAATGAAAGACGCGTTCACATATTCAACCGCATAAGCACGCAAATAGCTCTGCAACACCAAAACTTAATATTGCGCCTGGCAATTGAATCAATAGCAAAAAGAACATCAGCGGATCTGCAGCCGATTCTAGACCTCTACACTTTTGACGGGCCTGAAGAGGAGTTTTTCACAGACTTTCAGCAAAAACAGCAAGATTTGCAAAGCCTGCTAAAAATGCTTGCGATGCTATTAATCATTCCAGGCTGCGAGGTTACATCATGGCAATGGGACTCAGAAGATGACAACGAAAAAGACGATGATTACCAACACATGCTTAGCTTTATCAGCAATATTGGCCTCGATTTAGCGCAATTTTTAACCGCCGAACTCCCCCTTACCCCTACTCCTGCTGCGCAAGCGCAAGAATTAAACGCCGAAGCAACTGCCGCCGTGGATGAAAAACCCGCGCTCTCGCCTAAGTTCCAAGAGATCAAGGATAAAGAGTTGGCCAAACGTGCCAGGAGAGCTAAGAGCAAAGAACAAAAGGAGTCTGCTAACGCAGACGCATAAACATGGCGCTGGCATGTGGCCAGCGCAAACCAACGAGGAATAAATAAATGTCACTACACAACGAAGTTTTAGAGCACTTAACCAGCGACGAAAATAAACCAATGACGTCTGCCCAGCTATATGCTGTTTGCAAAGGTGCTGAGTCATCATCGGCGATTAGCACGGCGCTAAGTCAGCTGTTTAAACTAGGTAGGATTTCTCGCAAAGTATCGCCGTCAGGATCTGGTGGCCTTTACCTATACTGGAAGAATCAAGAATCTGTTGCTGATAGCAGCAATGATAATGCGGTGAATAGTCAGAATGATGAGGCGGTTGGAATCAAACCAGCAGAACAAGTGGCCGACATTGATAGTGTGGTTAATGGGCTATTGAACGCAAAGGATGCTGCAGCTGAAATTAAGTCTACTACACCAGGTAAAAGTGATCAGGTGGCCACAATCAGCCTAATGGGATTGCTTGCACTGCCAACGATGCCAGATAAGCTAATCATCAAAGGACTTCGCCCGGCATCGCTAGATGATGCTTTTGCGATTGGCAGTGATTTTTCTGTAGACGTCGGCACTTTGGATGAGTTGGCCATCGAGCAAGTTATCACCAACTGGGGCGTTGAATTTAGGCGACATGTGGCAATTAGAAAGCAAAAGTTAGCATGAACGATCAGCAACTAGCCCAAGCCATCAACACTTACATGCAAGCGCATAAGCACACCACGCGCAAAAAAGTAATGTCTGCGTGTGGCACTAGCATAGCAAGAATGAAGCGACTGGAGACTGAAGGCATGGTAAAACTGCCATTAAAACTGAGCAGAAAACTAGGCGCGCCCATGGGCAGAATTTCTGGCGGCTGGGGCGATAGATTTACGATTAAGAAAAATAACGGCGTATAACAATGTCACTTTTTCTATCTATCGATGATGTTGCCAGGCTAACTGGGTACAAAAGAAAAGGCAAGCAATGTGAGCAGCTAGCTGCCATGCACATACCTTACAGGCTCAATGCTGCTGGTGAGCCAATTGTATCGATCGCATTTATCAACGGTGCTAAAGAAGAGAAGCAAACAAAAGCATGGCAACCGGCAATATTGCAAAGAGCAGCCTGAAAGATTAACCTATGACAATGGGCAGACAACCAACCAAGAATTTAAACCTACCAAAAGGCATGCGAGCACGCAAAAAAGCCAAGGGCAAGGTGTATTATTATTTTGATACAGGCGGGAAACCAAGGAAGGAAATACCGCTTGGTGATGATTATGTCATTGCAATTCAAAAGTGGAGCGAATTAAGTAGCCGTACTATCCCACAAAATGCAGTAGTCACCTTTAAGATGGCATGGGATAAATTCGTTCAAGACTTCCTGCCAAACAAATCAGAAGCAACAAAAAAAGATTACTTAAAATGCAGCAAGCATCTATTGGCATTTTTTAACGACCCACCAGCCCCGCTTGATTCAATACAGCCAATACACGTAAGAAAGTATTTAGATTTTAGAGGTAAAAGCTCGCCAGTGCGTGCGAATCATGAGCGCAGACTGCTTAATCTTATTTGGAACCTAGCAAGGGAATGGGGATATACAGACAAGCCTAACCCCTGCGCCGGCATTAAAGGGTTTAGTGAAACATCACGTGACGTCTACATTGAAGACAATATCTACAACCTGGTATATGAAAATGCAGATCAACCAACCAAAGACGCGCTTGATTTAGGTTATCTTACTGCTCAGCGCCCAGCAGACGTTATCAAGATGTATAAAACCGACATCCAGGACGGAGTGCTGCACGTACAACAAGGGAAAACCAAAACAAAACTAAGAATTAGCGTTACTGGGCAGCTTAAATCTGTCATAGACAGAATCAACCAACGCAAGGAAGCTTTTAAGGTTTTTAGCCTTGCATTAATCGTAGATGAATACGGAAAACCACTGAGCCAGCATGCGATCTATAAACGATTTGTTAAAGCAAAAGAACAAGCGATAGCCAAAAACCCTAAGTTGGCCAGCCAAATTGAAGCCTACCAAATAAGAGATTTACGCGCTAAAGCAGTTACAGACAAAACTAATGAAGGTGATGTTAGAACAGCACAGCAGCTGGCCGGGCACGCAACAGAAACGATGACGCAGCGTTACGTTCGCAACAAGATAGGTCAGCAAGTAGAACCAACCAGGTAGATTTTATTACTCAAAATTAAACCCGCATACGCGGGCTTTTTTTTGCGAAAAATCAGGGGATTTTTAGTCCGCAAAAACAAATAAGTCCGCATGGATATTAGCTATTAAATGTAATAATTGCGGACTAAAAAACTAGCAGGAATGGCGTCAAATATAGAAAGTAAGTGCGGATGCTCTATCCACTGAGCTACGGGGGCAGTTATCTTGCAAGCCTTATTTAGTGAGGACTTTGGTGGCATTACAATAAATTTCAGTCCGCAATTTAATTTCAGTCCGCAAAATTAAGTTATTGCA